AAGCTGCAGAAGAATTTTTAAGAAATGACGAATATATAAATGCTGAAGAATTAGGAAAAAAAGGAATAAGAAAATCTATGGAAAAAGTTTCTAATTTACTTAAACAAGAAAAAGCTGGATTTATTTAAAATGACAACTATATCAGAGCAGATTAAAGACCTAACTGCAGCTGGAGCTTCTTCTACAGAAATAAATACTTGGAGCAAAGGAAAAGTAGAAGATATGATTGGTGCGGGTATACCTGCAGAAAAAATTACAGAAGCATTTGGAGTTGTACCTTTTGACAGAAAAAATGAAAAAAATTATTGGAAGTCTATATCTTCAGAAGTAGAAAAAGAAGTAAAAAATTTTCAAGACATTGATTTTTCTAAAATGGAAAGTATTGAAGATATACCTCAAGAAGTAAATGCAGCCGGTGCAATAGAAAAATTTTTATTAGGTAGTGATGAGAGGTATCAATTTTTACCTTATGTAAAAAAAGCACTAGGAGCATCTGGTGTTAATAAGATGATTAAATATCACTCAACAGGTGAGTTTGGTTTTGAAGTAGATATGCCAAAACCAGAAGGTACAGGATTTTTAGAAAAATTAACAGAAGGTGCTGTAGGTTTAGTTGCCGAACTACCAACATTTATTCCGGGTGCAGTAGTTGGAGGTTTAACAGCTGGACCCGGGGGTGCAGTTGTTGGTGGTGGATTTACTGCAGGTGCTATTCAAGGAATGTACACAGAAGCATTGGCAAAAGGTCAAGTTAAAAATTATGCAGAATGGTGGGATATATTTATAGAAGAAGGTTTAAGTGAAGGAGCTAAAACTGCTGCAAAATTATATGCTGCTTACAAACTACCTTCAGCTTTAGGAGTTACTTCTTTTATACCAAAAACATTAGCTCAATCTAGTGCTTATAGTACAGCTGGTGCTGTATTAGGAGATGGTTTACCTACAGCAGAAGATTTTGCTATTACAACCTTGTTGTTTGCACCATTTAATATTAAAGCATCAAAACAAAAATTAGAAAATGTATCTGCAAAAACAGGTAAAAAACCTGTAGATATTATAGAAGATTTAATACAAGACAGAACAATATGGGAAGATTTAAACTCTACAAATATTGAAATACCAAGAGCCTACAAAGATGTTTCTATAAAACAAAAAGATATTAAATTAGAACCAATAAGTACAAAAGATAAACCTAATAAAATTATAGATGAAACTAGATCAGAGTTAGATAAAAGTATTGCTTACGATACCAAGCCAAGAACATTTAGCACAAAAGGTTTTATAGATGATTTGTTTTATAATTTTATAGATCAAAACCATGTATATAAAAGAGCTGTAAAACAAGCTGAAAAGTTTGGTGTAAAATATGAAAAAGAAATTTCTCCTTATGAGAATTTTCAATTATTACATGGTGTTAAAGGTCCAATAGAAAGTTTTATTGAAAAAGGTGCAATAGATTATAAAACAGGAGAAATTGTAGGACCAGCATTAAAAGGAATATTTACAAAATATAAAATAAATAGCATAGATTTATATAACGATTTTAAAAGATATTCTATTTCCAAAAGAGCTATTGAAAAAAATAATCAAGGATTTGAAACTGGTGTTCCAATTAAAGCTGCAGAAAAATTTGTAAAAGAAAATCCTAAACTTGAAGCACCATTTAGAGAGGTTGTTAAAACTTCTGAATTAGCTTTAAAATATTTATATGATGCTGGTGTTATACCTAAAGAAGTTTATCAAGCTGCATTAAAAGCTAATAAAGATTTTGTTCCTTTTTACAGAGATTTTATTGATGGTTCTGGCAGAGGTAATTTTTCTAAAAATGTTAGAAACCCTTTAAAAATATTTAAAGGTAGTAAAAGACAAATAGTAGACCCATTTGAAAGTATATATAATAATATATCTACTTACATTACTATTGCTAAAAGAAACGAAGCCAATTTATCTTTTATAGAAATGATTGAAAAAGTAAGAAAAGTTAATCCAGATTTTTTTCCAGAAGTTCAACTTTCAGTTAAAAGAACTAAAGAAACAAAAATTTCAGCTAAAGAATTAGAATCAGTTGTTGATAACCCTGCCAGTTTAAAACCATCTGTAGCAGAAGGTTTTTCTGTTTTTAGAAAAGAATCTGGATTATTAAAAGATTCAGAAATAGTTGTATATAGAAATGGTAAAAGAGAAGTTTGGGAAGTAGGTGAATCCTTTGCACGACCTACTAAAATGTTTGACAAAACTACATTTCAACATGTTGCAAATTTTTTTTCTATACCATCAAGAACATTAAGAGCTGGTGCTACTGGTGCTGGAGAATTTATATATAATAACGTAGCAAGAGATGCTACTTCTGGTGCTATATTAAGTAAAGGTTGGTATCCTCCTTTTGCACAAACTTTAACAGGTATAGCAATGACCATAAATCCACTGTCAAGAAAAACAGGTTACGACAAGATAGCAGAAAAATATCAAAAATCAGAAGCATTACAAAATTCACTTGTAACATTAGATAGAACTTATTTTAATCAATCAACAAAAGAATATTTTACCAATACTAGACCAACTAATATAATTAAAAATTTACCAGAATTTTTTAGAATATATACAGAATTTTCAGAAGGTATTAACAGAAAAGGTGTTTTTAAATATGCTGTAGAAAGAAATTTAAAAAAAGGATTATCAGAAAAAAATGCCATAAGAAAAGCAGCTGTTGAAACAAGAGATAACCCAATAGATTACAGAAGAATGGGTGCATCAATTCAAAGTCTTAACCAAATTTCTGCTTTTTTTAATGCTAGAATACAAGGTTTAAATCAAACTGTTAAAGCATTTAAAGATAGACCTGTGCAAACTCTTGCAAAAACTTTTATGTATGTAACATTACCATCTATATTACTTTGGATGCGTAACCATGATGATCCAGATTACCAATCATTACCTCAATGGAGAAAAGATTTGTTCTGGAATGTTAGAGTTAATGGAACATATTATCCAATAGCAAAACCATTTGAAATAGGTTTAATTTTTGGAACTGGTGCAGAAAGATTTTTAGACTATTATTTTGATCAAGACCCCAAAGCATTAGAAAAATTTAAAGATGCAGTTGCAGTACAAACATTTAAAGGATTAATTCCTATACCAGATGTTATTAAACCTTATTTTGAAACTAAAAATAATAGAAGTTTCTTTTTTGATAGACCTATTATTCCTGCTGGATTAGAAAATGTACCATCTGAATATCAATATACAGATTTTACTTCTGAAACAACAAAGTTAATAGCTGGATTAATTAGAAAATTAAATGGAGATGATTTTTCTGCTTTTTCTTCACCATTAGTTTTAGAAAATGCTTGGAGAGGTTGGACAGGTGGAATAGGTGGATATGTATTAGCCTTATCAGATTCACTATTAGATGCTACTGGTGTTATAGATAGATCAAAAAATAGAAAAAAAATGTTATCTGAATATCCTATTATAAAAGCAATATTTATAAAAAATCCAGACAGAAATGCAGAACCTATAACAGATTTTAGAAAACTATATGAACCTGTTATGAAAAGAATTAATGCAAAAAGAATATTAGAAAATAGAGGTGAAATAGAAAAAGCAAAAATAGAACAAGATAAATTACCTGCAAATTGGGTGGCATTAGAAAGAGCATACAGAGCTTTACAGGTTCAAGAAGATGTTATAAGAAATATTAACGAAGGCACTAAAAATCCAGAAGAAAAATTGTATTTAATAAATATTGTGTTAAAAGATATGATTAATGGTGCTAAACTTGCTGTAAATCAATATTACAATAAAGAGGTTTATACAATAAAACTAGACAATGATTAGGTAATTTAATATAGGTAAAACAACATGACAGTATCTTCAACTACAGTAAAAAATTCTTACTCAGGTAATTCGAGTACAACAGCTTTTGCCTATACCTTTAAGATTTTTGCGGATACAGATTTAGAAGTAATTATCAGATCCTCTACAGGAACTGAAACAACCAAAACTCTAACCACGCAC